ACTATTTTTATATCTGTATTATATGGCATAGAGCCTTCTTTTAAGTGATAAACTAATTCGGATGATATTTCAGTACAATCGTCGGTATGTGCTAGATAAGATATATATCTGAAAGCTTCTCTTTTTTTATTATCATTTAAAGAATTATACAACTTTAGTACATTACTAGAAGTGATGTAGCTTTCTCTTATGTCGCTAACCCCAGCTAACCAGTCTAACGAAACATCAAAATAGTTTGCAATTTTGATAACGATCGGTAAAAAAGGTTCGGTTTTGTTAGTTTCGTATCTAGAAATCGTTGATTTGTTTATATCTAAAATAGTAGCTAATTCTTCAGCTGATATATCTTTTTCTTTTCGTAAATATTTTAATCGTTCGCTAAATATAGTATTCATTTTGCACCCCCTCTCAAAACTGCTTACATTAGCATTATACAAGTAAAATTGCACTTTTGCAATATAAAATTGCAAAAAAATAAAAATAATTTGCAAAAAAGCATTGACAAGAAAAATTTTAATTGATATTATAGTTGCAGAAAAGCATTGAAGTGAGGTGATTATAAATGCAAAAATGCGATGTAAATAGCTTGTCTGTAGAACAAACAAAATTAAAAATACAATTATTAATGACAAAAGCAAGAGTAACTCAAAAAGAATTAGCAGAGATTATTGGGATGGATGTTGCAACATTAAATAAGAAGATAAATGGAATATCTTTATGGAAATTAACAGAATGTGTAGCAGTTGCTAATTTTTTTGGTGTTTCATTAAGTGAAATTTTTTTAGGAAAAGAGTTGCAAGAAAGCATTTGAATGAACGCATAATAACAACAAATCAATATAGAAAGAAGGTGAAAAAATGAAAAGGTTGCCATCAACAAAAGATTGGGATGTTGCTCCAGAAGAACTTACTACACAAGATTATGCAGAGTTAATGGGAGTGCATGTCGTAACAGCAAGAAAGAGATTTAAAGAGCCGGGTTTTCCAAAAGTAAGAGAGGGCAAAGTCAATAAGAAGGATTTGATGAAGTATTTAGGAATTGAAACTAATTCAAATTCAGAATCTATTTCTTATACATTATTACTTGAAATAAAGAAAGAATTAACAGAATTGAAAGTAGAAATGCAACGAAAATCTGAATTTTTAAAACAAGTTGTATAGTCTTGCCGGACAATATACACGAAAGTGAGGAACGAAACAATGAAAAAATATAGATTCAATATGGATAAAGCTATGAAGAACTTAGGATATCTAATGACAGGCACAAGTTTATTTGGTACTTATGCTTGGATTATAGATAAATTTTTAGAAAGATTATGTGCATAAGAGAAAGGGGTGAACAAAAGATGGGAAAAGTAGTTAAGTTATTCAATCAAGCGAAAGTTGACATCAACAAATTAATGGATGAGATGCAAAAAGCTTTCTTAAAAGAATTAGGATATGTAGAGTCTGAGATTGTTAATGGCAACAATAAGAAGGCATTAGAATACATATCTCAAATACGAAAAGAAATCTCTGCTGATTTGGACGATCCCGCAGAGATTCTCAATAGTATGCAAAGTGTCGATAACGACACACCTTAATTGTAGCAGAAAAATAGAGGTGTTGCAATATGGATAGAAATGAAATGTGGGCAAGGATGGCTGAGTTAGATGCTAAAGAAGAATTGACAGAGGAAGAACAGCAAGAACGTTATGAATTATGGTCATTGGATTGGTACCTTGAAGAAGAGGATATAAGAGCAAGTATGTATGGATATTAAGGAGGGATATATATGGCTAATTTATATGAGATTAACAAAGAGATATTAGAATGCATTGATTTGGAAACAGGTGAAATTATAGATTTTGAAAAACTAAATCAATTAAAACTCGAACGAAATCAAAAAATAGAAAGTATAGCTTTATGGATTAAAAACCTAGTAGTAGAAGAAGAAGCAATTAAGAAAGAAATAGAAACTTTAGCAGAAAGAAAAAAATTTAAAGCAAAGAAGATTGAACAATTGAAAGAATATTTGGGAAATGCTTTAGAATACAAAAAATTTGAAACTCCTAAGGTGGCTATTTCTTATAGGAAATCAGATTCATTGAATGTTATAGATGAAAACCAAATAAATGAAAAGTTTATAAAGATAACAGAAACAAGATCCATCGATAAGACTGCAATTAAAACAGCAATTAAAAATGGAGAAGTAATTGAAGGTGTTGAATTAATAGAAAAACAAAATATTCAAATTAAATAGGAGGGATATATATGGGAATACCTGTGATGATTGCAGGAGAATCAGGGAGTGGAAAAAGTACAAGCTTAAGAAATTTTGAACCTGATGAAGTAGGAATATTTAATGTAGCAGGAAAACCGCTACCGTTTAGAAAGCAATTAAAGAAGGTTGATAATGCTACATATGACACTATACATAAAGCTTTGCAAGAACCAAAGTTGAAAAGATATGTAATAGATGACAGTCAATATTTAATGGCCTTTGAGATGTTTAATAGAGCAAAAGAACTTGGATTTGGTAAGTTTACTGATATAGGTTTGAATTTTAGAAATTTACTAGATTTTATTATTAGGAAACTTCCAGAAGATGTAATTGTGTATTTCTTACATCATACGGAAACTACGGATACAGGAAAAATCAAAGCTAAAACTATTGGAAAAATGTTAGATAATCAACTGACAATAGAAGGTTTATTTTCGACGGTTTTACTAGCTAGAACGGATGGCCAAAGATATTATTTTGAAACACAATCAGATGGATATAGCACAGCTAAAAGTCCAATGGGAATGTTTGAAAGAGAAATAGATAATGATTTGAAATTTGTAGATGAGACCATCCGTGAATATTACGGATTAAATAAAGGGGGAAAAGATAATGGAAAAAATGAATGATTATGAAACTACGGAAGCTTTTACTGGTGAATATGAAAAGCTTAAATTAGGTGGCCAAATTTGTGAAATCAGAGGAGCAAGAATAGAAAAATCACAAAATCAAAATGATATGTTGGTTGTGGCTTTTGATATAGCTGAGGGTGAAAACAGAGGTTATTTCAAAAGAAGATTTGATGAAGCAACAAAGAGAAGTGGTGTTGATACAAAGTGGCCAAACAATGGAGTTCATAGAATCTTACTTAAAGATAGCGAAGGTAAATGTAATAAATATTTCAAAGGGTTCATCACTTCAGTAGAAGCTAGTAACAAAGGTTATACATGGGATTGGAATGAAGAAGGGTTAAAAGGTAAAAGATTTGGTGGAATTTTCGGTCGTGAACAATATGAAGCGAATGATGGAAATTTAAAATTTGCTACTAAATTAAGATGGATAAGAAGTGTTGATAAGGTAAAAAATGCAGAAATTCCAGAGGATAAATTGTTATCTAAGAAGCCTGCAGATAATGTATGGGGAGAAGTCATAGATAGTGATGAAGACCTTCCATTCTAAGATACAAGAAGTGAAAGAAAGGGCAGACATAATAAAAGTTGCACAATATTTTAGACTTAATCTAAATAGAGCAAATAAATGTGTTTGCCCTTTTCACAAAGAAAAAACACCTTCATTTTCTATATCTTCAAAAAAACAAATATACAAATGTTTCGGATGTGATAAAGGTGGAGATGTAATAAGCCTTGTATCGGAACTACTTCATGTAAATGCTTATCAAGCAGCGAATCAGATTAATAATATATTCAACTTGGGTGTAGATTTTGACAAAAAGACTTCATCAGCTGAAATAGATAAATATAATCAAAAGCTAAAAGTCAAAGAAGCCTTTAATAAGTGGGAAAACGAAACATATCAACTATTATGCGATTATTATCAGTATTTAGAAAAGAAAAATAATGTTGAATCTTTTCAAAACATAGCAACAGTTGAATATTACATAGAATGTTTTATCAATGGATCCGAAAACGATAAATTGAAATTCTGGAAAGAAAATAAGAAGTATATAGAAAAAATAAAAAGGTGTATGAAGGTAGGTGGATAGATTGCAGGAAGATTTCGGAGAAGAATTACTTAATTCTGGATTTGCACCTTTTAATATAGAGGAATTAACAAAAGAAAGCATACTAGAAGAAGATACCTTTAAGTATGTATTTGCTATGGAAGGTGGCCTTGCTAGAACAAAAGTATTAGTAAAGCTACAGGAAAAAGCAAAAGAATTAAAAGTGGCCAAAAGCTTTGATAAATTATTCAAAGCATATCAGCAAGACTATGTTTCAAGAAAGAAACAAGAAGGTAGCGAAGTTATAAAATTTACTAATTCACCTATTGATAATTTGAAATGTGGCAAATGGCAATGTGATGATTTTGGAGTTTCTAAAACAGTATTAAACAATTTTGAGGCTCAAAAAATAACAGCTTGTTCACATCCAATAATACCAGTAGAAAGGTTAGTAAATGTAGATAGAGATACGGAAAAAGTGAAGATTGCTTTTTATAAGGATAACAAATGGCAGTCAGTAACAGTAGATAGAAGTGTAGTGGCCAACAAAGGAAATATTATTCAACTAGCAGACAGAGGAATAGAAGTAAATTCAGATAATGCAAAAGACTTAGTAAGTTTTTTAGCAGATATTATTTCTCTTAATGCAAAAGAAATACCAGTTAACCGCTCTGTAGATAGATTAGGGTGGACTGATAAAGAATTTAGTCCGTATGCATCAGACTTAAAATACGACGGAGATCAAGACTACAAAGATGCGTTTGATGCAGTAAAAGCACGTGGAAACTATGAAGAGTGGAAGAGCTATTGTAAGACACTACGCAAAAACAAAATAGTGAAAATATTAATGTCAGCAAGTTTTGCAAGTCCCCTAAATAAGTTACTTAGTATTTCACCATATATTGTTCATCTATGGGGTGGCACAGGAACAGCAAAGACTGTAGCTGTAATGGTAGCAATGTCTATATGGGGAAATCCAGAACTAGGGAAATTAACAAGAACACTCAATTCTACTCAAGTTGCATTAGGAAGATATGCAGGATTCGTACATGACATACCATTTGCAGGGGATGAACTTCAGATAATAAAAGACAGGTGGGATAGTTTTGACAACTTAGTAATGTTTTTAACTGAAGGAGTAGATAGAGCTAGAGGAAAAGCATACGGAGGACTAGAGCAGATAAATAAATGGAATAACAGTTTTATCTTTACAGGAGAGCAACCTATTACTCAATCAAACTCTGGTGGTGGAGTAAAGAACAGAGTATTTGAAGTAGAGGTGACAGGAAAATTAATTGAAGATGGTAATGCAGTAGTTAATTTCTTAAAAGAAAATCACGGATTTGCAGGTAAAGAATTTATAGAAAAATTACCTTCAGATAAAGAATTACAAGAACGACATAGGGAAATTTTCAGAGAGATATTAAATTCAAATGAAACTACAGACAAACAAGCTTCTATTGCATCTGCAATTCTGCTTGCAAGTGAAGTATCAGCATATATATTCGAGGATGAACCTTTGAAAATAGAAGATATAAAAGAGTATTTCATAAATAGTAATGAAGTGAGTGTTGCAAATCGTTCCTACGAATTAATTCGTAATTGGATAGGTACGAATATCAATAGATTCAAAGAAGATTCTATAGGGGAAATATGGGGCAAATATACACAAGAGAATAATTGCTGTTATGTTGATAAAACTGTTTTAGAAAAAATGCTTAGAGAAAACGGAATAGATTTTAATGCTATAAAGAAAGAATTAGCACAAAACGGAGCATTAGAAAGAGATAAAGACGGGAAATATACTCAAAAATTCAGAGTGGGTTCTGTAAATAGACGATTTGTGAAAATCATTTTGAAAGAAGATGCTGAAGATATTAAAACAGATTTTCCATTTTAGTGTTCCACTAATTCCACCTTTGTACCACTCAAAGGTGGAACAAAAGGAATATAAGAAATAAAAGGTTTGAGAGAAGATAAATAATAAATGTTCCACCTAAATAATAAATAATATATACGTACGGAAGATACAAAATTAAATATTTTCTTGTTTTGTATATGTATATATACATATTCTATCGGAAAAAAGGTGGAAAGGTGGAACAAAACTCTGAAAGCAAGATTACAAAAGAGGTGGAGAAGTTCCACCTAAGGTGGTAAGGAAGTGGACAAGGTGAGAAAAATTGAAGAGATATTAAATGATGTGAAAACACAAAATGATATTCCGAGTGATTATGAATTGCTTGAAACATATGCTTTCTTGTGCCTTAAGAAAATCATAATAATGTATCAGAATAATCAAATTACTAAGGAACAATCGCAGAATTTGAAGCAAAAAATAGAAGGACAATATAACAAATCTGCAGGTGAATATCAGTTTAGGAGTGATTTATATGAAAAGCATATTCGGGATATAAAGCAAACTGAAAGTTTAAGAATAAAACTAAGAAAAGAATTGAATTCAGAAGAAACAATAACGGAGCAGAGATTGAGTGAAATATTAATGCTTTGTTTAGAAATCATTGGATTTTATTCAGGGGAGGTGTTCCAATGTTAAAACTCAGAGACTACCAAGAAGAGGTAATTGAAATTATAGATAAACTTAGTCCAGGAAGTTATTTAATACAAATGGCTACGGGTTTAGGAAAGACAGCTACATTTGCCAACATTAAGAGAAAAGGCAAGGTGTTGGTATTAGCTCATAGAGAGGAGCTAGTAAAACAGCCTGCAAAATATTATGACTGCCCAGTTGGATATGAGATGGCCAATCTGAAGAGTAATGGCGAGGAAGTGATAATCGCATCAGTACAAACATTAGTACATAGGCTAGATAAATTTAATCCTAATGAATTTGACTTGATTATAACAGATGAAGCTCATCATGCTGCAGCTAATACATATAAAAAAATATATCAATATTTTAATCCAAGACTTCATTTGGGATTCACAGCAACTCCGAATCGAGGGGACAATGTAAGACTTGATGATGTATTTGAATCAATCATATATGAAAAAGATATAAGGTGGGCAATTCAAAACAAATATCTATGTAATATTAACTGTTTGAGAGTGAATATCGGATATGACATTTCAAAAGTAGCAAGAAGAATGGGAGATTTTGCACCTGGAGAATTAGAAAAAGCTTTAAATCAAGATGTATTAAATGATGCAATATTAGAAGCTTATAAAAAATATGCTGTTGGCCAAACTTTAATATTTGCTTGTAGTGTAGAACACGCACAAGAAATTGCTAATAAGATTCCAGGAGCTGTGGCTGTTACTGCAGATACCAAAAATAGAGTAGGATTGATTGATAAATTTACTAATAGAGAAATACCTGTATTGGTAAATTGCATGATCTTCACAGAAGGCACGGATATGCCTTTAGTTGAAACTGTAATGGTTGCCAGGCCTACTTCAAACAGTTCTCTATATACTCAAATGGTAGGTAGAGGGTTAAGGCTTTATCCAGGAAAAGAGAAACTAACTTTAATAGATTTGGTTGGAGTTACAGGAAAAGCGAGCTTGTGTACTGCACCTACTTTGATTGGAGTAGACTTGAATTCTGTACCGGTTGAAAAACAAGGCGAAATACAAGGTGATTTGTTTGATTTGCCAGACTTGGTAATAGAAAAATCAGATTGTATGGAATCATGGATCATGAACGTGGAGATAGTTGATTTATGGGCAAAAGAACAGAAATACAATTTACATGGGGTTAATTGGTTTAAGATGCCGAACGGTGATTTAGTACTTAACCTAAAGAAAAGCAAGATTGTATTAAAGGCACAAGATGAACTTGGCCAAACACTATTGGATGGAGAAAAAATTAAAATGCAAGAGGCTTTGGACAGGGTGTATAGAAGATTAACAACCGAATACGAAGAACAAAAGTATATTTGGGATTTGAAACTAGTAAAGAAATGGGGACAAGCACCTGCAAGTGACAAACAAAAAGCACAAGTGCAAAGATTTATAAAAAATGTAGATATTTCAGAACTTACAAAATTACAAGCTAGTCAAATCTTGAATAGAGTATTTTACGGAGGTATAGATTATGCAAAAGGGGCATGATTTTGAAAGGCAGGTTGAAAAGGTGTGTGCATATGTAGAAAAAATAGGTGGACATGCTCATAAAAATCATCCTGCTAGAGATGTAAGCGGAACTTATATAGAAGGTGAACCATTTGATTATGAAATATTTATTCCAGGATATCATTGTGTGTTTGATGCTAAAAAAAGCATTAATGATGTATGGCAAATGAAGAAGAAAGATATAAAGCAGACCAATAATTTATACAAATGCAAAAAAGCAGGATTAGAAGCATACTTTTTGATTTGTTTTGGAAATAAAGAAGTAAAGCAAATTGATGTGGAAAAGGTTGTGGATATATTGAAAAGTGGGAAAAAGAGTGTTCCAAAACAATTGGGAAGAGATTGGGAGCTTTTAGAGAAGTTAAGGAGGAATCCATATGAGTAGAAATAAGAAAAATGGGATATGTAATGACTGCATAAATGCAATGTATATAGGTGAAGGAGACTTTATATGTTATGAATGTGAAGGCGAACCCAGACTTGTAATAGAAGATTTCACACCAACAGATGAGTTTTGTTTCTGTAATGGTGAATATTTCGAGGAGGAATCCATATGAGTGAAAACAATATAAAAGATTTAATTGACTTAGGTTGGGAAGATAAACAAATTAAAGAATTAACTGGGTGTGATGATGAGTATTTAGAAAGGATGAAAAGTGATGTAGAAAAACAGAAAATAAAAAAAAGCAAAAATGCTCGACTGTTTTTGGGAATTGGCTAGAAGAATATAATAAGAAATTATAAGAAATGGTGCGCGGAGGAATTAAAATGATTTTATTAACTATTTTTTTAGAGATTATATTGATTGGTTTGACAATTTTGTTCTTTTATTTAGCTGAGGAAAGTTATGAATTTGATGTGTGGGAGTGATTGAGATGTGTAAATTTTGTGAGAGTTTGAAATTTACTAAACGAATAAACAGACAAAATAATAAAGGTAAAACATTCAAACACAAATATTCAGTTGCTTTAATTACAAGAACATTTGTAAAAGGACGATATGGTTGTAGTGGTAGAACAGTAGATTATAGACGTTTGGGTTGTGGTTATGAGTTGAACTATTGTCCTGAATGCGGAACGAAGGTTAGGAGATGATTAAAATGCCATTTTTCTCAAGTGAATTTTCTATAAAGAAACTATACTACAAGCCCAAAGAAAACTGGTTTAAGGAATTACTATATAAGTTAAGAATACTAAAACCAAAGTTACAAGAAATAGAAGTAAAGGTGATTGATTTGGATGTGCTAGGGAGGAGATTATTAAATGAAATTTTTAATATTTTGTGTAGTTGAGGTTTTAATAGCTGTTCTTATTACAACTATATATACAGTGACAAAATCTTCAGGGCTTTATTTTGAAATGCGTCTTATAAATGTAGTTGTAGCATGTATATTGGGTTATAGGATGGTGATTAAATGACTGATATAGAGAGATTAAAAGAAATAGCACAAGAAAAGAATGCACAAATATGGAATGTAAAAGGAATATAAAGCATGTACCAGAAGGAGTATTAGAGCCAATATGTATGGCAGAGTTTATGGATTGTGAGAAGTGGAGGGGTGAAGATGAAGAATAAATATTGGTATATTGATTTGATTTTTTTATTAGTTATCGTTGTGGTGTGTGGTATTTTTGTCATCGGTTTAGAAACTACATCTAAAAGTGAACCGAGTGTAAATGTTGATTGTCAACATGAGTGGGTTGTTACATCAAGTTATAACTGGCTTATGAAATCATATAGAACATATTCTAAATGCTCAAAATGTGGACAAAAGATATAGGAGGTACAAGATGAATGAAACACTAACGAAATTAATAGAAAAAGTATATGAAAAATATCCTAATGATAATGATATATGGGAATTGCTTCAAGAAGTTGTACGAATATCTCAAGATGTAGAAAAGATAAAAAGAGCATTTGAATTATAAGGAGGTACAACATGAATAATATGAACTTAAAAGATGCAGTAGATATACTTACCGAATGGGTACAAGTAGATAGAGATATAAGAGATAGTATAGAAAGTGATTATGATAATTTTTGCGAAGAAAAATGTATAGCAATAGATACAGTACTAAGAGCAATTAAGATAAAAGATGAATATCTAAAATTTATAAATGATTTGCTAATTGATTATGATGGATGTGTAACAACAGAAACATTAAAAGAGCTAATAGACGAAGAAAGAGAATATATACATAAAGCATTAAATAACGATGATAAATCAGTAATAGCAGTAAATGGCAAAGGTAAGAAATTTAATATATTACATGAGGAGGTAAAAGATGAACAATAATGACTTAGACAATGCTGAAATATGGTTAAGACAAGTTGTAAAAGGTGAATTAGCAGATAAAGAAACTATTAAGGCAATAAAAGTAGTATTAGATAAATTAGAAAGACTAAAACAAAATGTAAAAGATGTTCGTCACGTAGCCTTTGAAGAAGGCTATAGTCAAGGATTTATACAAGGAGTGCAAGGAGTAATCGAGCTAAAGGAGGCAAAAAATGAGAACTGAAGAAGTTATTGAGCTATTAAGATTTTATTCAGAACATATCGGCGATTATTACGAACAAGGAATGAAGTCAGCTATAAATCAAATTGAAGTAGCATTAAATAACTTATACCAAAAAGGCTATCAAGATGGATTTAGACAAGCAAAGTTTGATATTGAAATGGATAAGATAAATGAAGGTGAGGTGTAGTGAATGGATATACAAGAGTGGGTAAATGGCATAACTGAAAAAATGAAAATAGAAAGTGGCAAAGAATATAATCTAGGAAGATTGATTGATGATTTGAAACCATATAAAGACGATTTTTTGGATGTAGAATTTGAAGATGGAACAATTCCTACTGAATTTGATAGTTGGAGAGGTTCTTATTGTGAGCTAATGTTAGGATATACCGACAAAGGTAAGATGCGGAGTTGTGATTTTTATAGAAAGGCATTTAACACTAACGGAAGTATGTTTATAGGATATAAGGGTGGCGAATTTATAATGGATTTAAATACTCCTATACATAAGGATTTTTATGGTGGTGCTTCTGGAGATAAGATAATAGGGATAGAAAAGAGAAATGACAAACTTATTATTCTTACTAGAGAAGATGAGTGGTAGGAGGTGTAACGAATGAGTGCTGATGAAATGTTTGAGGCATTGGGGTATGAGAAACACGACAAAAAACGTAATCATTCGTATTTTTTAAAATACTATAAAGACAACGATAATGTAATTTATTTTTATGACGAAGGACAAAGTTTTTGTAAAAGTGGAGGATTTGACAGTATGTGTGATGATATAACAATGAAAGAATTACAAGCCATAAATAAGAAATGCGAAGAATTGGGGTGGATTAAATGAAAACATACTTAAATCATTCAGAAAGACAAATAGCCTCTTATTTTGCAATAACATATGGATTAATAGATGCAACACTAGAAGAACAAGCTAAAAACATAAGTAAGGAAGAAAAAACAGCATTAAAATACGCACATACATATTTAGAAAAATACATACAAGCATTAATTAAAAGAGTAGGAATAAATGAAGGAGATAGAATATATAAGATTGCTAGAGATAGCAAAGTAGAATTAAAGCCTAAGAGTTATGATGAAGGGCAGTTAATAGTCGATAAAGATGCTATGGAAGAAGTAGCTCGCATGGCAGTAGAAACACATTGCTTTGGTTGTAATAGAGTAGATTGGCGTAACTGTGAATTGTGTAAGTTTATGGATAGGCTAGGAATAGAAAGCCTAAACGATACAAAAGGACAATGTGAGTTTAGATATGATGAAAGGTAGGAATAAATATGCTTAGTCCTATAATAATACAGAATTTGATGAGAAATAACTATAATGATGAAATGGAGGAAGAAGAAATGAGCAAATTAAGTTGGGTTAGAACTATTAGTTCTTCATCAATTGAAAGCCTTATAGAACTGGTAAATAAAAAAGTAAATGACTGTAATATATATTCAGATATATCTTTTATGTATGATGATAAAACGGGGAAATATGTGGCTTTTTTAATAGGCAAAAACAGAAGTTAGGAGGGATATTATGAAAGTGATTAAACATGGGAAGGCACACATATCAAAATTCAAAAAATATAAATTTAAGTGCAAATGGTGTGAGTGTGAGTTTGTATGTAGAGGCTATTCAATTAATTTATACCTAAAGACTTTTAGTAATGAACCTTGTTTTGAAGCTTATTGTCCTGAATGTCGTATGAGGACACAAAGCAACGAATTAAAGGAGGAATAAATAATGGAAAAAATCGAAAAAGTTTGTGCCTATACAATATTAATTTTTGTTGTGGCGTTGATATCGAGCTTGATATTAGCAGGGACAGTAGGAATATGGAAGATAATCATAGGTATGTTTTAACGAATGAGGAGGGATATAATGACACAAAAGGAACTCAAACAATTATATTACCTTAATAAAGAAATAGAAATGTGGAGGAAAGCATTAAGTAATTTAGAGAATATGTCATTTATAAAAGCACAGCAAATTACAGGAATGCCGACCGCACACAATAATGGAGATAGTACAGGAAATGTAGCAACGAAAAAAGCAGATATAGAGAATAAAATAAAGGAATTACAGCAAAGAGCTTGTGATGAATCAATAAAGATAATAAATTACATAGAAAGTATAGATGATAGTTTAGTAAGACAGGTAATGTATCACAGACATGTATTATGTTTCAAATGGGGACAAGTAGCAAAGGCTATTGGCGGAAATAATACAGGAGATGGACTACGAATGATGTATAAAAGATACATAGAAGATCATAATTTATAAAAGTTGTTCGTTTTGTTCGCTTAATATGTGATAAAATGATATTGTAGGAAAGTGATTAGAACATTACCCTGTCAATCTGAAGCTTTATGTTTAGTACATAAAAGGCAAGTAGGAAAGATGGGGTGTGTGATGGTATTAATTAGGTGTTGAATTTCTGTGTCCTCCTAGTTTAATGCCATAGAATTGCGATAGTATCCTTTGGGAGCTATCTAAGAGAGTTGGATGAGTCTGGCTCTCTTTTATTATACGGAAGATTGGCAGAGTAGCGAATGCAGACGGTTGCTAACCGTTAGAACGAAAGTTCCAAAGGTGCAAGTCCTTTATCTTCCGCCAGAGGCTCACTTGTATTTGGGTGAGTATGTAGGGTGACTAGTCGCTAAAGTACACGGTGACAAAAGCCCTTTTTATATTGCGGGATAGAGCAAAGGAAGCTCGTCAGTCTCATAAGCTGAAGGCTGTGGGTTCGATTCCCACTCCTGCATCCATATAGAAGGTGATGTAATGAGAGGTAGTCTTATAGCAAAGGAAATAATGGATGATTTGAAAAGAGAAAAGGCTATGAAGAGAATGCTAGAAAAAAGAAAGAAAATGAAAGAGGGAATAAAGGATGAGCATCTCTCGGAGAATAAAGCAATTGTTATATGCGATAAATCAGAAGAATGATGTAAAGTATACAGTTATATACACATTAAAAATAGATGGCAAAAATGAAAGATATACCAGGGAGATTGATGTTATGAATAGACTGATGGAGATTTATAAAACAGGGTGATGAAGTATGGCGAAGCGATTAACAGATGAGCAAAAAAAATCAATAATAGCACATTATGTAGAATGTCAAAGTTATAGAGAGACCGCAAGAGCATTTGATGTTTCGAATAATACAGTGAAAAGAGTAGTAGAAAATAATGAAGAAATGTCACAAAAATGCACAGAAAAAAAAGAAGAAAACACCCGAAATGTTCTTCAAGAAATGTCTAAACGAAGTGAGCAAAAGATAAAAATACTAGATAAGATTTTAGAAAGAATAGATGAAAAATGTAGCGGACAAGATCCATTTACTAATGTTAAAGACTTAGCAACAGCATATGGAATCTTGATAGATAAAGATATCAAAATAGCAGAAGCACAAGCGAATCAAGGAGAAGAAATCAATGAAAAGATATTAATACCTGCAGAACATATAGCAAAATCTTTTGTTGATTTGAACAGAAAGTTAGATGGAAGTAGAAGTTATGATGTAATGCTACCAGGAGGAAGAGGAAGCTCGAAGTCATCTTATTGGGGCGAAAAGGTACCAGAATTATTAGAAAACAATCCGAATTGGTGTGCAATAGTTATTAGAAAGGTAGCAAATACATTAAATCAGTCTGTTAAGCCACAAATAGAATGGGGAATAGATAAATTAAGTGAAGTCAATTCAAAAATAAAAAGCGATTGGAATATACCTAAAAGTGGTCTGGATATTACAAAAAAATCGACTAACCAAAAGATATATTTAAGAGGAGCAGATGATCCAGGAAAAATAAAATCAATAAAACCTCCTCCAGGTAAATACATAGCCATAGTTGTTTACGAAGAATTTGACCAAATGAACGGAATGGAGGACGTTCGTAAAATAAATCAATCCGTTAAGCGTGGTGGAGATATATTTATAGAATTAGATGTATTTAATACACCAAAGAGCAAACAACATTTTGCAAATAAAGAATTATTAATACCTAAGAAAGACAGAATAATACTTCATACCACATATTTAGATGTGCCAGACGAATGGTTGGGACAGAAATTTATTGATGATGCAGAAGAATTAAAAAGAATTAATCCAAAGGCATATGACCATGAATATATGGGCGTTGCTGTTGGTGAAGGTGGAGCAGTATTTGATAATTTAGAGATAAGAGAAATAAGCGATGAAGAAATAGAAGGTTTTGATAGAATTTATAATGGAGTTGACTGGGGTTGGTTCCCTGATCCGTGGGCATTCAATAGAATGTATTTTGATATGGCAAGGAGAACTTTATATATTTTTGATGAAGATGAAGCAAACAAGAAAAGCAATAGGCAAACCGCAGATATATTAATGGAAAAGCACGGAATAACAAGCGCAGATTTGATAATTTGTGATAGTGCTGAAAAGAAATCCACCTCAGATTATAATGGTTTTGGTTTGTTCGCAAGAAATGCCGAGAAAGGTCCTGGTAGTGTGGAATATAGTATGAAATGGTTGGCGGGTTTATGCAAAATAGTAATAGATCCAGTAAGATGCCCTAAAACAACAACAGAATTTAATGATTATGAATACGAAAAAGATAAAGAAGGAAATGTTATTACAGGCTATCCAGATAAGGATAATCATCATATAGATGCTGTTAGATATGCCATGGAGCCAGTTTGGAGAAAGAGGGGGCAGTAATGTTTGAGAAAATTAAGAAATTCATAAAGGAAGTGATAAATAGAATGTTATCGAATGATAAAGTTAGTAAAGCGATAGGAATTAGAGCTTGTATTTCTTCAGATATGACTAAAAAGATTGAAGAATGGAGAGATATGTATAAGGGTAAAGCTCATTGGGTAGATAATGATGCGGTTTATTCATTAAGATTAGAGCAAGGAATATGTAAAGAGTTTGCTAATGTAACCTTAAATGAAATGACCGCTAAAGTAAGCAATGACAAATTAAATAATATATTCGAGAGTGCTATCGAAAAGTTAAATGAGAACTTACAGTCAGGATTGGCAGTGGGTTCTTTTATTATTAAGCCTTTGGGCGAAAACAAAGTTGAGTATATTACAGCAGATAAATTTGTTCCAGTTGAATTTGATTCACAAGGCAGATTAACTAAGGTTGTGTTTATAGCTACTAAAAAGATAGATGATAATAATGTTTATCACAGACTAGAATTTCACTCAGTAGATGCTCGAGGACTTACAATTATCAA